AGGCCCAGGATCACGAACTGAGCGTCTTTGTAACGCTCACCTACAGCCCGGAGAAAATCCCGCGCAATGGCTCCTTGCGCAAGTCTGACTTTCAGAAATTCATGAAGCGCCTCCGGAAACAACATGGCGCGCCCGTTCGCTACTTTCACTGCGGGGAATACGGCGATGAAACCAACAGGCCCCATTACCACGCTATCCTCTACGGTCTGGACTTCGCGGATAAGAAGCTCCATACCACCAACGCGCAGGGCGACAAGCTCTATAGAAGCGAAACTCTTGACCGCATCTGGTCTCACGGCCACTGTCTCGTTGGCGCCGTCACATTTGAGACGGCGGCCTACTGCGCCCGATACATCTTCAAAAAAGTCACCGGCGAAAAAGCCGCAGCCCATTACGAAAGGGTCGACGAAGAAACCGGTGAAATCGTCAATATCCAATCAGAGTACATCACAATGTCGCTCAAGCCAGCAATTGGAGCTAACTGGTATCAACGATTTAAAACCGACGTCTTCCCTGACGATACAGTCGTCATGCGAGGTAAAGAACTCAAACCTCCCGACTACTATTACAAAAAACTCAAGGCCGAAGATGAAAACCTTGCAAATGTCATTCGATTTCGCCGCATAAGGAGGGCGGCTACTCAAAAGGAAAACAATACTCCCGAGCGGCTATCAGTCCGTCGGGAAGTCAAAGAAGCCCAACTTTCTCAACTGAAAAGGAAACTCTAATGCGCTCCAAAATCTTTTCGATCTATGACACCAAGGTACAAGCCTTCGGCGTTCCCTTTTTCTCTTCCCATGAACAGCATGCCTATCGCATGATGTCGATGGCGGTTTCCGACGGAACCACCCAGCTCGGAGCCTTCCCGAGCGATTTCATGCTCTTCGAGCTTGGCGAGTTCGATGATCAGACTGCCGAGTTTGATCTTCTCGTCTCTCCTAAAGCCCACGGCCCACTTTCCAACTTCAAGGATAATGACAAATGAAAATGCACCGTAACCCATCGACTACCTCTCACAAGTTCAGTGAGGTTCCCAAAGCCGATATCCCCCGTTCAACCTTCGACCGCTCCCACGGTCACAAGACAACCTTCGACGCCGGCTATCTGGTGCCGTTCCTCGTCGATGAGGCTCTTCCAGGCGATACCTTCAGCGTCAATTTGACCGGCTTCGCCCGGCTCGCTACTCCGATCTTCCCGATCATGGATAACCTCTTCATGGACACGCATTACTTCAGCGTTCCGATCCGGCTCGTCTGGGACAACTGGCAAAAGTTCAACGGAGAACAAACCGATCCTGGCGATTCGACGGACTACGTCATTCCGCAAATGGTTAGCCCAGCCGTAACCGGTTACACGGCCAACAGTCTTTCCGATTACTTCGGCATCCCGACCGAAGTTGCAGGGCTCACTCATTCAGCCCTCTGGCACCGTGCCTACAATCTGATCTATAACGAGTGGTACCGCGATCAGAACCTTCAAGATTCCGTTGTCGTTGACCGCGACGACGGGCCGGACAATCCAGCGGACTATGTCCTTCTCCGCCGTGGCAAACGTCATGACTACTTCACGTCTGCACTTCCGTGGCCGCAAAAAGGTGACGCCGTGAACATCCCCTTGGGTGGCAATGCTCCCGTCCTCGGGGTCGGCGTCGAAGGGCCGGGTTTTACCACCGGCACTTGGACAGTTCGCGAAACGGCCGGCACGGCTTCTCAATCTATGACAGGCTGGCGCACTGTTGGGAACAACTTCGTTATCGAAGAGGACTCCGGTAACGCGGGTTATCCTGGCATTTACGCCGATCTGAGCCAGGCAACAGCAGCGACAATCAACAGTCTTCGCCAGGCTTTCCAGATTCAGAAAATTTTCGAAAGGGACGCCCGCGGTGGAACACGTTATACGGAAATCATCAAGGCGCACTTTGGCGTCACTTCACCGGATGCCAGGCTTCAACGCCCGGAGTATCTGGGCGGTGGATCCTCACCCGTCAATGTTTCCCCCATCCCCCAAACTTCCTCGTCTGATGCAACATCTCCGCAAGGGTCGCTGGCGGCTATGGGTACCGCTCTTCTTAAGAACCACTCCTTCACAACGTCGTTTACGGAGCACTGTCTCATAATTGGCATTGTCAGCGTCAGAGCTGACCTGACATATCAGCAAGGCCTCAATCGCATGTGGTCACGCCGTACCAGGTTCGATTTCTACTGGCCTGCCCTCTCACATATCGGCGAACAGGCCGTGCTCCAAAAGGAAATCTACGCTCAAGGCTCAGTTGCCGATGACGTGGTCTTTGGCTACCAGGAACGGTACGCGGAATACCGCTACAAACCGTCAATGGTGACAGGCGAATTTCGTTCTAACTTCGCTCAATCGCTCGATGCTTGGCACCTCGCTCAGGACTTTTCCGGTGCACCTGTTCTCGGGCCTACCTTCATCGTGGAAAATCCGCCAGTCGACCGCGTGATCGCCGTTCCTTCGGAACCTCACTTCCTGTTCGATAGCTACATCCGGATGCGCTGTGCCCGGCCAATGCCGGTATACGGTGTACCCGGCCTTATCGATCACTTCTGACATGAGCTGGCCAACTATCCTTTCGGCCGGGGCCTCCCTCCTGGGAGGCCTTATGGCCAACGAGACAAGCGCCGCCTCAGTCGATCGTCAGATTCAATTCCAAGGGGCTCAAACTCATGAACAAATGGCATTCCAAGAGCGCATGTCCAACACGGCGCATCAACGTGAAGTGGCCGACCTTCGTGCGGCTGGGCTTAACCCAATCCTGTCCGTGTCGCGTGGAGCGTCTACTCCTGCAGGTGCGTCGGCTTCGGGTGCTAACTACCGGGCCGAAAACGTTGCATCGGGTGCCACGTCGTCAGCACTCGGGCAACAGCAACTCGCGCTCAATCGTGAAGTTGCAGAGGCAGATATTGCGGTCAAGCGCGCTACGGCCTCAAATGTCCAGGCTCAGACCCTTACGGAGCTATTCCGGCCAGAAAATATTGAGGCCTTGACCCTGCTGACTCGCCGCCAGGCGAAATCAGAGGAACATCGCCCAGGAAATATAGAAGCGGATACCTCTCTCAAGGGACAACAGGAGAGGCTCGCTGGTCGTCAAACTATTCATGAAATCGGCAAGACAGCAATGACCGATGAATTGATCAAACGTACTCGCGCGGAAATAGGACTCACTTCAGCAAACGCCCGCTCGGCGTCAGTTAAAGCCGACCTCGATAAAATGCTCTCGGAATATGAGCGGCTTATCCAAATGGGATCTGGCGCTACTTCTGCCATTCGCAACCTCTCACCCTTCAAAAATCCCTTCCGGAAATAATGGGCCTCCGGCGGATCGCTCCCATGCGTCCAGCATGGAACGACATTAGCATAGACCGCATGGTCTTGACCTTAGCGCCCTCCGCCAGGAAAAGGGCGCGTCTCTCTAGCCCCTCCCCCCTCACGGGGGGAGGGGTTGGGGAGGGCGGTGGGAAGCCTTTGACTTTCCCACCCTTCGCACTCGGTAATAGGGAGGGCCTGCAGCCCGACCGGGCTACACTGGGACCACTGACCAAATAAAAACCAAACATCATCAACTATCCTAAAGGAATATCCATCATGTCGAAAGTATCAAACAAAAACGATTCAAACGATCAATACACCACAATCTTTCGCACCCAATACGGATCAAAACTCAAGGTCAGGCTATCCCCGGCCGACGACGGCCGAACCAAACAATCCTTCAAAGCAGAGTGCGATATCAACACCATCATGGCGCGCTACCGCGCCACTGGTGTGCTGCCAGACATGGCATTAGCGGCCCAGGGCCGCTTTCTCGATGTAACCAACTTCGACTACCAGGAGGCAATGAATACCGTTGCGACCGCTCAATCCGTCTTCAACGAACTACCTTCCGAGCTCCGCGCCAGGTTCAAAAACGATCCTGCCGAGTTCCTCGACTTCACGTCCAACGATAACAACCGCCAGGAAATGGCGGAAATGGGTCTTCTAAGCCCTCAGGCGGTCGAGCGCATGCGTGCTGACGCTGCCACCGCGGCGGCTTTGAAAGCCGCCGAGAACCCTCCTAAAACGGCTTCCTGAAGCCGCCCGGACTATTGCTTACTTGATGTCAATAGTCCAGGTGACACCAATCCCTCGATTCGGTGTAACCTATAAACGCAATATCCCTCAATCCTGAAAGGTCTTTATCATGAAAAAGCGATTCAAAATGAGCCGCAAACAGTCCCGGCGCAACTTCACGAAAAACGCCATCGGCAGTCATCGCCTCAACTCAGCGTCACCAATGCGCGGCGGCATCCGCCTCTAGCCAGTGCCGTGCTATAGCCCGATCACCGGCTATAGATCAGCGGAGCTGACCAAGAATGGCAAGCGCAAACTTGTCTTCAGCACTTCGGCCGGCTTTGCCGATCTGCCGGTGACTGTCCCCTGTGGCGGCTGTATAGGATGCCGCCTCGAGCGATCCCGGCAATGGGCCGTGCGCCTTATGCACGAGGCCCAGGATCACGAACTGAGCGTCTTTGTAACGCTCACCTACAGCCCGGAGAAAATCCCGCGCAATGGCTCCTTGCGCAAGTCTGACTTTCAGAAATTCATGAAGCGCCTCCGGAAACA